ACGTTAAGCAACGTATCGGCTTATATACCATTAAAAACAACGATAAAGCACCACCTAAAGACTAACAACTAGAGGTTGCAATATAAAAAAGAATAGTTGTTTTAAATAAATGCCCTTATAAGCCGAGACGTTGGCTATCTTCAATATATATATTGACGTTAAGCAACGTATCGGCTTATATACCATTAAAAACAACGATAAAGCACCACCAATTAACTAACAACTAGAGGTTGCATATGACAAACGATGACTTAAATATAAACGCATTACTAAAAGACATTGAGGACATTGTTGTTTTCGTGTTAAAGAAGATAGACTTGGACAATTCTAGGTTTGCAAAGGGTATCAAAATTAATTGGATAGATGAAGCAATTGTTATTGATATGCCTGCGTATGGTAAGTTTATTAATTCAGGTCGAAAGAAGAACAGTAGGATGCCACCAATATATGCTATAATTAACTTCATACGTCACCAAAAAATAACATCTACAGACCTCAGTGAAGAAAGTCTAGCATTCGCCATAGCAAAATCAATAGCTATCAAGGGCATCAAAGCTAGACCATTCATCGAAGAACTAGCAAGACAATCAGCTAAACTAGTAGCAGAACATTTAAACCTAGAAATTAACAAACTTTTAACTAAAACTTTTAATTAATTATGAAAAAACCATTAATACCTAGCACATGGTTGCAGGACAACAGTCGCCAAGAGAAATCAAATGCCATCACTACATTAATAAGTGTGCCAAACAAGATTACGTTAAGTGAAAATATGTCAAATTTCAAGTTCAAACCCGTTAAAACAGGGTATACACCACAGAACAGTACTGCAATAATTCAAATTGGTGCTTATGTTCCAATTGGAACGGAGGTAGTAATGCGAAGCGGGGCGGTTTCGATTGTTTTAACAGCTAGTCTCACACCTTCAACAAACGAATTTATAACAACAGCAATACCACCCATAGGATCTCAGTTGGTAGAATATGTTCAAATGGTTGCCGAGAGCATAGCAGACACATTAAATCAATCGTTGGCACTATTCAATAACTATTCTGTACTTATATTCAATGGTGCAGCATCAGTTACGGCAAATAGAGCAGATTCCTATTACGATTTTACAACTTTAACAACAACATCAAATAGTATATTATTGATTAATCAATTAGGTGCTGCTGAATTCCTAAGCCAAGAACAGATTGGATATACATCTTTTTGTAATATTTACGTAGGATCTCAACTTTATGATTCGGTTGTTCAAAAAAACGATTGTATTTATGCAGGTACTAAGCTAATTGATTCATCAACACAAGAATCTAACATTGCAGCGAGCTCTGTTGGTAACTATTTGAACCATATTCTACCTTTGAAATCATTGACACCGTTCGATGGTTTCTATCAGATGGACAAGGGAGTTAGTTCGGGTGGCTTAGTGATACCAAATGAAGACGATTTTGGTACAGTAAACTTGCTTTTAAGACCTTACTTCTTGGAATACGGAGACAAGTTTTCTTACGTCGAGAACCAAACTAAAAAAAGCTACACAAAAGGTGTATCTGAAATAAGATGGATGCAATTAGGATCGTTCGACGAGCTTTTACCTTACGATATGAGTGAGTTCGTTTGGAATCCAAGCAATCCATTTAGTTTTAAGTGGATGACAAGTTGTCCGAATTCAAAAAGAGTAACGTACAATTCTCACGAGTTCATTCAGACAATTTGTAAGCATTCTTCGGTGTCAAGAGGTTTCTATCTACAGGTATTTTGTTACTTCTACGATGGAACATCAACACGCATTGACAAAGATGTCCAAGACAGCCAAAATATTGGTGGGAATGTATCTTTTGATGTCAGTCCTTTAGCTTTGAACATAAAAGGTATCGAACAGGGTAATGTTAAGATGGTTGATTACTACGATGTGCGATTGGTTTGGTCTTACAATGGATTAAGTGATGGTTCGAGCAGTTTTAAGCGTTTCAGATTCGACAGGAATTGTTACACGGACTCTAAGGAGGTTATTTTTGTAAATGAATACGGTGCTTGGGACAGCTTGGAATTTAGAGGAGAGATTGTAGAAGGTTTATCTAGGGGTACACGGACGATAAAAAGAACAACACCATCAAACGCAAACACCGTTGAATCAATAAGTTCAGAAGTATCAATCAATATAAACACCGAAGTTCAGACTTATTTCACATTAAATACAGGATTGTTAGCCACAGATATGGTTAAATGGTCAAAGAAGTTGAGTGAGAGTTCTGCTGTTTATATTTGGGACGAAAACTACAGCAAATACAGGAGTATATTAATAAAAGAAACTTCTTATGTATTAGATTCTGTTCAAACGGGTTCTAATTTAGAGATGATTTATACATACACTACACAAAATAATACAATTAGCAGATAAAAATATAAAATATGTCAAAATTAGAGTTGAGGATTACAAATAATAGTGGGTATTCAACGGTTGTTGATGTCGTTGATTACCCATTCAGATTAAATAAGACTGTTTTTACTACTTCACAAGACAAATTGAAAACCTTGGGTGGTGTTACATCAACTAATATCAAACTATCTAAGAGCAAAAGGAATAATAGACTATTCGTAGGTAAGGGAGAATTTAGTGATTACAGTAAATTCAATAATCAAGTTGAGTACAAGGGAGTTATTACTGAAAATGGTGACGAAATCGCAAGAGGTACTTTTTCATTCGACGAAGGTAGTATTAGTTGGGAATACTACGAAGGTACTTTCTATGATGAAAATATTGATTGGGTTGGTAAACTAGCAAATACTCAGTTGAACCGACTTGATTATATAGACGGAAAGCCAACGTGGTTAGTTCCGTTCAACGGTGCTATAACATTCAATGTTATTAACGATTTGTCAAACGAAGATACCGATTTCATTTGCCCAACTTTAGTGTATAATAATACTCCAATAGCAGATTACTTAGACTTAACAGACGAAGAAATTTGGGGAGTATTTGACCTATCTGACCCTCAAAACCCGAAAAGGATAACACCTGCATTTAGTATAAACGACTTCGTATGCGAGTCGGGATACTTTGGCACTAGGTTGGGACACACATTCGATTCGTTCCCACCTGCTGTTAACTATAAGAATCTTATAACAAGGATATTCAATAGTATAGGGGTGTCTTTTGACTGTACTTTATTCAACGAAGAGTGGTTCAATGCCATATACTTGCCATTCGTGGGTAGTCAATACAAATACAATTGGAAGAACCTAGCAGAGGTATCGACAAACCACCCTGTTACTATTCAGAACGGACTTTCTTTATCGGATGAACTACTTGTATTGGAAAACTATTCTATACCGTCATTGCCATTATTATCTAACGACCCCGACGCTTTAGATAATTGGTTTGCGCCCAATTATACTATTAAATATAGAAAAACACATTTATTAGATAAAGAAGATTTCAGTTCCCCTTTATATAAGGATTTAATTAATGCTGTTAATCCGTTTGGGATTGAAAGGCAGTACATAGTCCCAACAAGCGGCATATACAAATTCAAAATATCAAGTACATTTGAATCGAGACGGAATAATTTCGAGGAAGAATACTATGGAAGTGCTTCTACGTTGGGTTTTGATGGTCAAGTTTTGTTCGAGAATGTAGCGGTTGAAGACCCATTAAGTGGCAGGTTAGTGACATTCGATGACAAGCATTATAGTTGTGACGATAACGTTCTTGTGATTCTAAGGAGGAACGAGAAGGATGTTGAGGTTTACGAAGATACTGAACAGAAATTGATGGAATGGATGGCAGGTCAGAATAAAGACTTTATTACTAATCCTAATGATGTTATTGCCTACGTAAGTCCAAAACGAACCGAACTCCTTAATGGTGGGACAATCACGGATTCAAATGAAGCTTACGGATCTCCTATAACAAATTGGATCAACGAAGTTACGATAAATTCTTCTAGTCATAGTGCAATTTCAAATTCGGCGGGAATAACTAGTACATCATTTGTTGACATGGAGATTGAGGTTGACCTTAAAATCAATGAGCGTGTAGAATTATATTGGATTAATTTGGGTAACATGACAGGAACAGCAATATTCCCACCTACATTCCCTTCTATTGGGGGTCAAAAAGCTTTGGCTGACGTAGATTGTGACATTAAATTGAGTGAGCTGCCTTATGACAATCAATACCATATAATTGGATTTACTTGTGGAGAAAGTGATTTAGACCTAGCACAAAACTTACCTAATATAACGTGTAAGGATTTTATAAGCGACTTCATCACACAGTATAATTTATTCAGTAGTTTTAAAGATGGTATTGTAACTTTTTCGCAGCAAAAACAACAACAATCAAACGATAGCTATGATATTACATCGAGAGTCGTCGATGATAATTGGATTTCAAAACCATTGCCTACACCTAGGACATGGGAGGTTGGTTACACGGTAGATAAAAAAGACAGGCTTTTAACATCAGATTTAACTACGTGTTCTTCTGTGTCGTCAGGTACAAACAACTACGGTAATGTTGAGTTTGATAATCCGAATGCTAACTCTGACAGAAAGTTAAGTGATTTTACTAGGTTTTCTTCAACTAAATTCACGAGCGGAAATATAACACTACATGACGTGAGTAGTGGTGCAGGAATTAATTTGCCTGTAACGACACCTGACCCTGCAAGTGGTATAATCATTAACAAAGGAATAGAAGCAGGCACACAGATACCATTGGGTACGTTCACTGACTTATTGCTACCGTCAATACAAAGCCTAGAATCATTCAATCAAATAAGACTAGGGGATTTGACTTACGATTACAATTATAAGGCAAGATTGATATACCATTTAGGAACGGTCAATCAATTTACGCCACTAGATAATGAATATCAATCATTGGTTGGTAGTCCAAGAGCTGATGCTAATTTTATTTTGAGACCTAATCATTGGTTTAGGCCTACAGTAAGTCAGTTTGACCATGAGAATGACATTTTGACAGGAATAAGTTACCCTTCTATGCGCTACGATAGTACAATATATGACGATGGATTGTACATAAGATACTTTGAGAATCTAATTCAGTTGTACAACGAGTCTGAACTAGCTTCCGTGACTATGGCAATGCGTAGCATTGATTGGAATCGTATGGATGGTACTAGTTTGATTAGATTCAACTCACAATCTTACCGATTATCACAGATTATAAATTACGATGCAAAAGACAATACGCCTTGTGTAGTTGTAATGATTAAAGAGATTTAAACCACATAAATAATAACATAATGACAGATTTTAATAGCACTATTACGGTTGGAACGGAAGGGATAGACAACTTCGTTAAGGGATTGAAGCAGATTGATTCGGAAATTAAAATAATCGAAGCTGAACTACGAAAAATAGGTGTTCCCGAAGGCAAGATTAAAAAGCAAGCGATCACTTTTCGTAACCAAATGATTGCGTCAACGAAAAAAATCGCAGCCGAGCGTAAGAGTTCGGATGAAAAAATTTATAATCAAGAAAAGGCATTGAGTAATAAACAATTTAAAAAACTCAAATCACAATCTAAAGCTCTGCACCAAACAAAAGTGAAGGTAAAAAAAGTAGAACACGAACTTTTTCTACAACAAATTAAGGAACAGGGCAAGGCAGAACGCAAGCAGATTAAAAAGAATAACGCCCTAAGAGATTCGGGTACTTCAAAGGGTGGTAAACAAAGCGTTACTAAGTCTGTATTTAAGGGTAATATTGCTAGTAAAGCTGTTGGAGGTGTATTCAATGCTTTATCTAGCGTAGCTCAACAAACTATTGATGGGTTCATTGAAGTCGAAAAGGGTTTAATATCATTAAGCAATCAAACCGACTTGACAGGAACGGATTTGACGAACCTTAATGGGGACATCATAGGTCTAACAGAAACGTTCGATGTAGATTACAATGAAGCATTACAGGCTAATATAACTTTAATGAAAGAGTTTGGTCTTTCACACGACCAAGCGCAGGATTCTATCGAACAAGGCTTTTTAAATGGTGCTAATGTGAATGGGGACTTTCTAACACAAGTAAGGGAATACTCTACACAATTTAGAGAAGCAGGATTGGGAGCAGAAGATCTTGTAAATATTATCCAAATCGCAAATAGAAAGGGTGTATTTAATGACAAATTGGCTGATTCGATTAAAGAAGCAGGATTGGCTATTAGGGGGATGACTAAGACAACTAAAATTGCGTTAGAGCCACTTGGGAAACTCAGAAACGAACAAATAAAAATAGCTATCCAAGCAGGTAAATCATTTGAAGCAATGCAACTTGTCGCCAAAGGGATGGACGAGGTGTCGCTGTCTGCTGCTCAAACACAAGCTATCATAGCAGATGTCTTTAAAGGTGCAGGAGAAGATGCAGGTAGGGCTTTGTTGGACGTGTTAAAGGAATATGACACGGAATTAAACAATGTATTTAGTGCTACTAACATCTACCGCAAGGAACAGGAGAAATTACTTGAAGCTAATAAGGAGTTGGGTAGAGTTCAATCGGAACTATCTAAGGATTTAGGGGCGTTTTGGACTAATATGAAAACTTTAGGTGTGGAATCACTGACTTCATTGATTAAGCAAATGGGTGTGTTTGCCAAATGGTTGGGTTTTATTAAGAGTGAAGTCGATACCGTAAACAATGCCTTTGAAGAACAGACTTTATCTATAAATAAATGGGTAGGTGTTTTAAACAGCTCTTCGGGTTCTGTAAATGGTAAAACCAAAGCTTTAAAAGAATTAAATAAATTACTTAAATTAACAGGCGATGATGTATTAACACTTACAAATTACGAAAAAAACCTTGAAAAGCAACTAGATAAGTCCACTTTAAGTTTAACTAAACAGAAAGATGTAGCTACAGCTAGTGCCGAAGATAATGATTTTATACGACAACTAAAAGAAGCAGAGCAGGCAGTGGATGATTGGAACGAATCTGTGCAAGAATTCATAGCACAAGGCCTTGACCCAAATAAATCCCCACTACAGACGCTTGGTGGATTTATTGAACAAGGTTTTGCGCCAACTTGGGACGTTCAAATCCGTTCATCTCAAACTTTACTTGAAGAGTCGGAGAAGAAGCTTTCTAGGTTGAAATTAAAAAATCAAGCTCGGTATAATAGATTGTTTAAAAAAACCATAACGGAGAAATCCGAAGAGTTGAAACTAACAAAAGAAATATCTAAATTTTCAAAAAACGAACTTAATAATTTAAGACTTAAACTTACGGTAAAGCAAGCGAACAATTCCGCCACACAAAAAGAGCTTGACCTGTTAAAAGAAATCAATGCCGAGCTTTTGAAGTATGAAAAAGAAACGCCCCAAATAAACCATGATGGGGGAAGTTCTGCCGATAAACGCAAACGTAAAAACAGGGAACGTGTCGGTAGCTATGATGATATTATTGCGGCTATCGAAGCAGATTTAGATGATTCACTAACCGATAATGAAATCCAAAGTGCTAAAATATTAAAACAGGAGTTGGATGACGTTGCAGGGGCTTATATAAAAATACTTGGATCGTTAGAGCAGTCTAAAAAAGCACAGATAGAGTTGAAGAGAGAGCTTTTAGCTTCAAAAAAAGGATTTGAAGATGTAGTACCTGTATTCGACGAGCTTAAAAGACAGTTCATCAAAAGTTTTACTGATGGTAATTTAGGAGAACAACTAACACAATCTGCAACATTCGACAAGTTGCCCGAAGATTTGAAAAAGAAATTTAAAAGCTTGAACTTTACTGATACAGCTACAGGTTTAGATTTATTTAAATTGTTCGAGACTGAATCTCTTTCAGGAGAAGAAGCAGATGCTATTTTTAAAAAAGTTACAAATATAGGTAATACTCTTAGAGAAAATATTGATGCCCTTGCAAAAGAAGGTATAACATCTCCACTATTTGAAGAGATTCTATCACGTGAAGAAAACACTGATAGACTTGAAAAAGAAATTGAGACTAATGCTAAATTGATTGAAGATTCGGGTGTTGAAGGTGCTAAGAAAACTCGGGAAATTGAGGACTCTGTTCTTGAATACCAAGAAAAGATAGCTAAAAAAAGGGTAGAACTAGAGAAACAAATCGGTAAAACCGTAGCTGACTTATTCGTTAAGAATGGACATCTCCTTAGTGCGCTTGGGGAATCTGATTTAACAACAGCCGTCCTTTCTAAGACATCCCAATTTAAACTCCTTAATGATGCGGCAGAAGAAGCTATAGAAAAAACCAAACAACTTTTATTAAGCACAAAAGGAGATGAAAAATTGAGTGAAAAATACACTCAGATACTGAGAGACCAAACGGATACTTTAGTGACCGAAAAAAGACTACAGGATCGTGAATTGGAAGATTTGGGGGTCGAATTTGCTAAAACAGAATTGGCACAGTTCAAAAAGCGTTTCACGAACCAAAAAGACGAGTTAGAAAACAACTTACGTGAGCAGACTATGGATGTTCGTGATGCAGAAGCCGAACGTGATGCGGATAGGAAGCGTTTTAATAAGAGAGCAAAAAGAGATGATAGGGATTTTAACGATGCTGAAATAGGGGTTATGCTTGCACACACAGAAAATATCATTGGACTCGAAGATAAAAGACACGACACAGAGAAGACATTGAGAGTCGGAGCTTACATCGCTGCTTTAGGGGATATAAAACTTAGGCATGGCGATATAGATATTTTGTTGAAGAAATTTAACCTAGATGAACGCCAATTAGTTTTTGACCATAATAAAAAGTTGGTAGGCATCATTGAGAAGGGTGCTATCGAACAGAAGGACGGTAAAAAGAAGGCGTTCCTTACAAGTGATGAGATTGGAGATTTGGTTGATGAGACTGTAGCAGCATTCCAAGATGTATTCTCAGCTTACTTATCGTACCAAGATTCAATTGGAGAAGCTGCGATAAGTGCGATACAAACCCAATTAGACTTTATAAATTCTGAAATTAGCGAGTCCACTTCTTCGTTAAACTCTTTACAAGATGATCTTGAGGGAAAGCGGGAAGGTAGACGTGAAGCTGTCTTGAGAGGTATTGAAGTTGAAAAAGATAAGAATGAATCATTAGTAGATAAAAAAATAGAGCAAGAACGTAGATTAGAAGAAGAAGAGAAGAAGCAAAGCGAACGCAGAAAAGAAGCAGCGATTTCACAAGCTCTAATCAATGCCGCTGTTGCAGTTACAGGCACTTGGGCAGGTTACGCATCATTGGGATTCGCAGGTATTGTGGCAGCAGGTATACAGACGGCTACGATTTTAGCTTCTACGGGGTTTGAAATTGCTACTATACAGAACCAAACGTTTGCAGATGGTGGTATGTTGGAAGGTAATTCACACGCAAACGGAGGAATACCGTTTACTATAGATGGTGTTTCGGGGTTTGAAGCAGAAGGTGGAGAAGCCATTATAAATAAGCGAAGCACTTCAATGTACAAACCGTTACTTTCTGCGATAAACGAAGCAGGAGGTGGTAAGAAATTCCAACAGGGTGCTGTTTTAGGAGCTAACTTTGAATCAATGAATGATGTCACAGGTGGTTTTAGGAGAAGCGACCTTATGGAAATATTAAACAAGGAGATTTTTGTTTCCGTTACTGATATTCAAAACACGACTCAACGACAAGCAAGTGTAACAGAACGTTCAAGTATTTAAAATGAATCGGTCGGAATTAAAGTGCCGACCGATATGTTCAATAATAATAATAAAATAGAACACCTTAAATCTAACTAAAGATTGATTTTGGATCTAGTTTAACCGTTTTTAAGTGAAATGGTACATACAATAAACGGATTCGATTACATTCAAATCTTATAAAATTTTTAACTATGATTTGTATATATTTAACTTCGTACATTACAAATTTTGCGTTAGTAGAATCAGCACTAGTTTTACCTATTGTTCCTAATTTAATCGCTGCTATTGCTTGTCATTATTTGATTAAGTTTCTAGTGAAGTACACAACTATTGGAAACCGGATTTGGTTCGGGGAATTAGTTGGGTATATAACTGATAGGATTAGTAACACAAAAATAAAACAATGGATAACAAACCGCTCATACAGCAAAGCTTTTATTTGCGAACCATGTCACATTTTTTGGTTGACATTGATATTAGGTTCTATTATTAACTTCGCTTTCAGTTCACAATTAAGTTTAGCAATTGTACGACAAGCTTTCATAGTTTTACCTTGGGCAATTCTTTCGTATATTAAAAGTAAAAAAAGAAGATGATAAGAAATAAAACAAAAGATGAACTTATAGAAATGGTTTACTCCTTGGAGGTTGACAATCAAAATCTAAGAGAATGCTCTTCAATCGCAACAAAAACATTAAGCGAATTGGGGGGACTCTATGGGAGGTATATCCCATCAAATAATATATTCAAAAGGATCATCGGGTATGTGTGTATGCCCCTTTTCTTTTTCAAACAACTAAAAAAACACACATCATTTTTAACTAATTATAAATTAAAATCAATTACAATGACACAAGAACGAGTATTGGAAGCAACAGAGATTATAAACGGTTTTGAGACAAAAAAAGTATCCATTGATGATTATAGAAGTTTTATCGAAAGTGTTATAGGAGTAGCCGTTTGTAAGACTTGTGGTCACACTACAACTAGATTACACAATGACTTCCAAAGACGCATCCTTAACGTAATCAAAAAAGATTACCCATTTTTGGCACACCCAATTAAATTAACATCGTCTAAGTACGGCTCTACGTATTACAACAACACATTGCCGTTCTATACATTTTATTACCTAAATGAGCTTTTAAATAAGATGAAAAATGATTTTGTTTCATATACAAAGCAAGGTCTAAATGTGGCTGCTAATGAAGTTAAAATTGATTTTGATACATTGACAGCTTACATTGAACACCGTAGCAATTATGAGCACATTGAGATCCACGGGGTAGTATCTGTTGAGGATGTAGAAGCTAATGAAGTAGCTGTTGAGTCAATGGTATCCGTTGAAGACACGATAGAAGAAACCGAAGTTACAGATTGGGCTTACGCATTGGAATTAAAGAAACGAGGTGTTCATTTGAAGACTATTGCTAGTGAATTGGACGTTAATTATGGAGGCCTTTCTCAGATTCTTAAAGATTACGAATTTTCATTGATTGAATAACAATAGTGATATTGTTCAAATGGTACATATATCAAATACGAACAATATCACTTAAAAAACAAAAAATGGGGTTGGTGCATTATCGTCAACCCCTTATAATTAAATTAAATTAAATTAAATTAAATTAAATAAATTAAATAAATTAAATTAAATTAAATAAAATAAAATTAAATAAAACAACATGGAAACTATTGAAACGAATGATTTAATTTACGCAATTGCTACACTAACTAAAATCGTGCAGCCATTTGATAACAAGATTTCTTATCAGACTCAAAATAAAGCACAATCAATCTTAACTGAATTGATTATTGATTTAGAATGTCGTTTTGTTGGGAAATTATAACCGAATAAATATGACCAACAAACGTAAGCCGACTATTAGAATTTCTAAGACAGGGTTAGAGCAAAGACTTATGCAACTTTTAGACAATCCATTTGTGGAAAACGAGAAGGGGGAAATCGTAGCTCTTACACCTGCTGAGATGAAAGCTAGAATAGATATTATTAAGGTGTTGAATTCTATGAGAGGTTTTGATAAACCAAAAGAGACAATAGTTACAAGCAAAGGTTTTTCGTTAAAATTTTAATGACAATTGGGTTGGTGCAAAATAAACACAGCAGCCTTTAAAAAAACAATAAAAGATGACAATAAACATTAAATCTGTTCGGTTGATTGGTGGTACGCTTTTATAGCACCCTTATTCAAAAATCCGTGTCAGAAAAACATCAATATGATAATAACACATGGCAAAGAAAAATAAGGACGCACCGGTTGATATAGATATTGTTTTTAAACCTTCCGACAAACAAAGAGAGATTGTTGAGTACTGTGAGTTAGGCAATGGAATACAAATAGTTGCTGTTGCTACAGGTAGACAGGTTGGAAAAAGTACAATCGCTATTCTAATCGCTACAAAATGGTTTTTAGAGAACGATAATTTTAGTGTAGGTTTTTTTTTACCGATATATAAACAATGCAAGAATCTCTTTGATAGGTTGTTAATCGCATTAAAGAGCTTGATTGATGCTAAATTGGTTGTTGTTAATAAGAGTGATATGTCATTTACTTCTAATTCGGGTAGCAAGATTCAATTTTACGGCTCAGACACAGATACAATGCGTGGTAATACATTCGACGCATTAATCGTAGATGAAGCTAATTTTATTCGTGATGACATTTGGCAAGCAGCTATTTTAGCTACTATCGGTGCAGCTTTAAGTGAGCGCAATGAGGATGGAGAGGTTGGTTTTAGTGGGAAGGTTCTGATGTTAAGTACTCCAAAAGCCAAGAATTGGTTTTACGGTTATGTTATGAATGAAAGTGGTAATAAGCGGCACAAGAGTGTTAGGTTTACTAGCGAAGAAGGTGGTGTTTTAGCACCTGAGATTATAGCAGAATTTAAAAACCAATTACCCGAAGCAATATTTAGAAACGAGTATATGGGTGAGTTTCTTGATAGTGGGGCAGGATTGTTCAAGTACGTCGAGTGTATTAAAAATGTTGATTGTAAGAATGGTGTCATAGCAGGTCTTGATGTTGCCGCTGTTAACGATTATATGTGTTTAACGATACAAAACAAACAAGGTAACGTTATATTTCAGGATAGATGGAAAGGTGCTGCGTATGCTGTTTTATTGGCTGTTGTGGCAGAAAAACTAAAGGAGTACGGAGACCCACTTTGTCATGTTGAGATTAATGGAGTAGGGAAAGTACCTTTTCAAATATTGCGTGACATGGGTTGCCGTGTTAAAGAATGGGTCACGTCTAATAGCAGCAAAAATGAAATGATTTTACAGCTTAGTGTAGATTTTTGCGCAAAAAACATTACAATACCCGACAATGATTACGCAAAAGACGAGTTGGACAACTTTACGGTGGAGTGGAAGAAAGGTAAGCCTATATATGGTGGATCGAACGGTTTTCATGATGACACCGTTATGAGTCTTGCTATTAGCAATTATAACAGAAAAAGAACAGTAAAATCAAAACCTACACTAATAAAATCTAAAAGACGAAGAAGTCTGTAAATTGTACATACAATAAAATATGATTGACAAAGAAGAATTACCGTTCAAATTTAGATACACGGTAGATAAATTGACGCTGAATGATTATCTTAGCATTTGCAATATATTGGATGAAGATGAGTATCCAATTGTTGAAGCTGCTAATGGTAAGAAGGTTCGATTGAAGACACCTGTTGAAAAGGATGGTAGAAGTGAAGAGCATATTTACAATCTACAACAAAAGGTTGTGTTGAGTATAACTGATTTAACTTCAAGTCATATAAAAGAACCTCTATTGGTTAATTTTTGCATTGAAAAGATTTATTCCACATTCAATAATATCGAATCCCTGTTAGAGGATTTCGATTGTAAATACGAAGCTCCTAATTATAAAGAATGGTGCTTCTTCAGATGGGTTTTGTTGGAACAGAGAGTGTCCAAAGGTCTTAATATAATGGATGGAGAAACAGTTGTTGACAATATCGGTGGTATAAATTGGGTTCTACCAATGAGTTACGGCTCGTTTATAGACGACGAAAAAGAGCGATTGAAGCTTTATAGTTATTTCTTAGATGAATTACCGTTGAAGCATTCATTGAAGTTGTTCAGAGAGCAAATAAAGACCATCGAGAACATTAAAAAACAGCACACTTCGATATATTCTAGTGGAGGTGGTGGAGGTGGCCAAAATATGAATACACATTTTTCAGTATTTGGTTGGATGGAGACATTGAGAAGTTTAGTTACAGAATCTGCTCCATTTGGTAATTACAAAGATACTAAAAATGCAGACTTAATGGAGGTTTTAGAGTTTTTAAATATTAATTCGTCTTATAGAAAGGCAGAAAACGCAGACATAAACACAAAGAAATAATGAAATTATCAGATATTTTAGAAATATTCAAAGACATTTCGGTTACCCACCCTATGATTAAATCATTTCATACAGGAATGCGCTCGGAACATAACGCTTCTAACATAGTATATCCTGCATTAAGGGTTGTTTTTCCCTATGATGCTGTATTAAGTCCCGATAACAGGACAATTAGCTACACATTTACACTAACAATGCTAGTAAAAGACGTTTTAGTGTCGAATGGTACATATAGTAAGTTCGAGAATACTAACTATAATTCGCAAGATTCTACATTGGATGAATCAACAGGAAGGTTGGTAGATGAGAATTTAATGAGGTGTCGTGGTTTAGGTATAGCTTCGCAGGTTTTGGAAACTTTGAAAGAGCAAGAAGATAGATACGATTACTTTCAAATAGAATCATCTAAAATCAAGGGCTTGGATCGAACAGCGAATGATTTCGTCACAGGAGCAAGCTTGACCTTTACAATTAAAACAGACAATGATTATAGATGTGAATATCCTAATCTTTTGGGGTAGACATTAAATCACTTTTAAATATATAGAAATATATGGAACAGTATGACATGAAAGTCGGAGAAGAACATGACGACGAATTCAATATCAAGGTAACATCCTTGGTCGATTCTCCTGCAACAAAGAAATACTTTGCAGTTTTTTCGGATAAGCAGAAGGCTTCGGCAAAGCAGAAATTTAGTATTATGCAACCTTCTCCACATAATGTACAGAGAGTCGCTCATATAGAGAAATTTCAGCGAATTATATCAGGTGTATGGTTTATGCCAAATACTGATTACGTTCGTGAGATTTGGCAAGACGGTGTTCAATCTTTGATTACTACATCAATGACACCCGACGAGTTGATGACAGCTACTAGGAACTTTTTACAGCGTGGTGCTAATGCTTTTGATTCTATGCACGACGGAGTTAAGCTTGAGGGGTTAACAACAATGGAAGTTTGGATGCTATACGACCATAGACAATTGAGTCCTGTATTACTTAACTCAATTGAGGAATTGGGTTACGATGCCGAATATATTCCGTTGGGTACAGTATTCATGTCTGTATTTGTAGAGAATGAACAATTTTTTAACGATTATATTTTAACAGGAAAACTAAAAGGATTTTCAATTGAAGGTCTATTTGAATTAAATTTAAAAGAAAATACACAAGTAGAGATTATGGAAGAAAGTAACAAACCACAATTGATGTTCTCAGAATTAGGCTTAGAACAATCAGAAGGAACAATCATTACCACAGAAGGTAAATTGAACATCACAAAGGATAAGATGTCATTCAATGACGTAGAAGTTGTAAATGGTACATATAATATGGCGAACGGTTTTAGAATCGAATTGCGAGAAAAGAAGATCGTTGATTTCGGTTTTGAAGAAGTAGCACCACAAGCAGAAGTAGCACCACAAGCAGAAGTAGCACCACAAGCAGAAGTAGCAGAAGTAGTTGTCGAGACAGTAGTTGTAGATGAAACACAAGCCGTAGTTGATAGCACGATTGTTGAAGTAGTTGATACTAAAGTTGAAACACAAGTCGAAACTGAAACTAAAGTTGAAACACAAAACGTAGTTGATAGCACGGTAGTTGAAGTCAAAGATGAAACACAAGTCGTAGTTGATAGCAAGACCGTTGAAGTAGTCGATGGGAAAGAGGATGAAACGGCGGCATTGAAAAAACAAATGAAAGCTCTACAAGAAGCACTTGACAAAGTTAAAAAAGAGAAGGAAGAAGCTATTTCTAACTTACCTGTTAAAAGGGTTGCTGTTGTTGCAGATAGTGGCTCTGTTGGGTATATAACTAAAATTGTAGGTGGTAAGAGCTACCAAATCCTTAACAAGGCTAAGAGGAAATAATAATTAACATTTTTAAATTTAAAATATAATACATTTAACATGGCAGAAATAAATAATAATAACTACGTTGGTAAATTGGTAGCAGGGCTTAGTTCCCAAATCCAATTGGGTAGCAACGATATGGGAATGTTTCACGTAGATACTACAGATGGAAACCAAACTCGGTTTGGTTATGCAACAACTACCGCAGTTTTGCAAGACTTATCAGGTAAAGGTGGCTTGTGTAACTTGGTTGACAGCGGGGAAGGTGTTACAGATGAAGTTAGTTTGGTTTTAAATCCTGTGGGTGTTCGTTTGTCTGAATGTCGTGGAGAGTTTTACGAAACGGATTACGGTATGGCATCAAGAGGTTTTTTACGCCAAGATTTGAGTCCTGTTTTGGTTCAAGCGTTTACAGAGAGTATGATTGAAGATTTCTCAGATGATTTACAGTCTTTGAGATGGTCGGGAGATACGGCTTCAACTAATCCTACATTGGCTTATCACGATGGAATTATCAAGTTGATTAAAACAGCAGGTGCTTGGAGTCCTTTAAACACAACAGGATACCAAAAAATTCCAACAATCCCTCCTGTTAATGCAGGCAATGTTGTTGAGAAAATCAAAGAAGTTATCAACGCTTTACCTTCTAAAGTAACTAGGTCGTCGGGATTTAAAGTTATTGTTGGTGGTAATGTTAGTGCGGCTCTGCGTTCAGCGGCTATGCAACCATTGGGCGTGAATAACTTGACACTCACAAACGCAGACTTAGCAACGGGTCGCTTGACGGATAACTTCTTTAGTTATGCTATTTATGAAGTTGACGGATTGAATACTGCTGACGCTAACAACGAAGACATTATCCTTGCAGGTTCTTTTGTGGATGGTAATAAAGGTGTTCTAAAGTTGGGTGTTAATAACGTTAGTGATGCTGATAATATCCTTATTAGAGAGTTGGAGAGTGACAAAGTTCAATTTTCTCTTGGAGCAGGACAAATGGTTGGTGTCATTCCAAATCTTAACCAAGTTGCTATGAACGCATAGTAAATATCAAAACCGCTCTCAATTGAGGGCGGTATTTTTAACTTAAAATATATACAATTATGAATTACTGTTCAACTTTAACTCAAGGAGTTTATGCAGATGCTTGTAAAATGCTTCGTGGTGGGTTTCGTGACCTTTATGTGACCAATGTAGCACAGATTGAAGAGACAAGTCTAACAGCAGGCGAAATCTCAACAATAACTATGAAAATTGACCCTATTGCTACTACTTTTTACCCTTGGTTCAGTTTGCGAATCAAGAAGAATACAGGTGGTGTTTCTAACCCTGCTCAAATTGGTACTAATAACCGTACCGTTAATCAAGTCATCACATTTACATTGGAAGGTTTCTCTACCGCTTTAAAGGAGCGTTATGAAGAAATGCTTGTTGGTGATTTTGTCTTTATTGCTGTTCGCCATGATGGTACGGCTCATATGGTTGGTCGTGTTAGTGGTGCTCAGATGACAACAGGAGATTTAAGTATGGGGGTTGCACTTGATGATTTAGTAGGTTCTCCTTTAGAATTCACGGCAGATGGTGAGTTAGAAGCTACTAAAACTATTGTTGCAGGAACGACTGTAGAAGTTCTTGGAGAAGACGGTGTTACAATCACGCCTGTTACGTTATAGATGATCGTTTTGTTTTTATGAAGGGCTGTGTTTGATTAAAGTCATTCGCAGCCTTTTTAATTTTAAAAAATAATAAAAAATATGAATTGTAAAGAATTGAATGGTATTTCATCTAATATTTGTGAGTTGAGTATTGGAGGGATAAAACAAGTATTCGTGTTTCCATTTGAAGAAATTGGTCAGTATACTTACGACAACGACAACTTAAATTTAGTTACAGGATACAGTGTTACTGTTTTGCCTAATATTGTGTATATACCTATTCAATCGTCTTCTGAATACACAGGGGCGAAGTCTATCCGTAGCTTCAAATCTTACACCCACCGACTTTCAATGAAGTTCAATACCATGACAGGAGAAAAGCGGCAAGAGTTCAAATCAATGGAAGATATGGACTTGACTTTGATTTTTGCTGATAGAAATGGAAGATGTTGGATTATGGGACAAGATGTTCCTTGTAGATTGGATTCAATCAATGTAGGTTCGGGTGTTAAAGGTGGCGACAATGGATATGACATCGTTGTTCAATCAACGGAAAAGCAACATTTAAGAGAGATTGTTTGCCCAAGTGGTATGTGTTTCACTTCTTTTTTAGGAACTGAGAGTAGATTAACGACATTCGATGTGACTGATAGTAGCACGTTTTATTGGGAATACATTGAAACAGACATTAATGGGACTATTGTATCTTTAGACCTTCAAAATACTCCATTACAGCCATTGTTATGGAATACAGACCCAATTGTGTTAGCTAATGACAGAAGTTTTCTCACGGTGCTATTTTCTAGCTTGGGTGCTACTGTTACTTTCTTAGGCACGACACACAATACACTAACAGATACGACAACCATTTCAATTGAATCAAGCACGTCTGCTTATGGAACATTTCAAGTAGACAATACGGTGTTCAATAAGACTTCTTATTTATCGACGCTTAATTTATCGACGATACTTGCGGTCGGAATCGCTAACCCAAGTAGTATAATTGTAGTTCGAGATAGTAACAACGATGTAGTATTTTCGGAAGGATATGGCAATTCTGTTAACCATTTACCTAACATCTCAGGAACATCTAACAATGCTCAATTAAATATGAGTGCTTTATACCCGAACGGAACTACATTAACTGCTGAAATATTGAATGTTCCTTGTTCGGAAGTGACGTATACTTATAATTACATCAATACTTTGGAAGCTTGTGACTTGGAAGTTGATTATTCTTTTGTTAAGGGCGTTCTTTCTGAAATCGAAGTACCTTATTTAACCTCAACAGTTGATTATACTATCACTCAGAAGTTCCAAAATACTTCATTAAACGTATTTGGAACACACTTTCAGTTGTATAAAAGATATACAACGTGGCATGATGACTTCAATCAGTTTGTTAGTGATGTTACTTTGATGTTTTTTCAAGTCGTTTTACCGATTGATGTTAATAGTTTAGTGTTTACTGATACAGGAGCGTCGGTTAAAATCGGTTTTAAGGTATTAAGTTCGATTGAAGAATATCACTTTAGACAGCAAGTAGTAGTATTCGATGGTGCATTTGCTATGACAGAGTGGAAACAGGCTAGGAACACAAACCTAACAACGATAGCACCAATTGGTTCGACTGTTTCGCATGAAGATTCACACCTTAATATAATTGAAGGGGATTATCTTTCAAATATAACTCAAAATACATTCGAGTTAGGGTATGATAATATTGGCAATACTTCAATTGAAGATGTAACTTTGGTTTATAATTGGGATAGTGTACCATATACTTCAACAGATTCAATAGCAACTAAGTCTATTGGAGGGGATTGTAATACAAGGGTTGTTGTTACTAACTTTGAATCATGCTATGATGACTTTAATATCTTACTCAAAAAAAGTTTAATTAACATTAGCTTGGATTGTGGGTCTCCTTCTTCTATTAATTTAGGTAGTTCATTCACAATTGAGCATGAAACATTGGGTGTAACGGTAACAACAGCGTTCACTACACCAATTACGGTAACTCCTAATGAAGGTGTTAATTACTTCACGGATAGATTGAATTCAATTGGAGGTGTGCGAGTATTGCATTATGATTTTGATGTCATTACTAGGACTTACAATTTTTGGTGTAGTGTCGATAATGATACAGAGGTATTGGATGTTAAAGACGTTGGTCTTGGACGTGTTTTTGATATTAGTTTAGGTCAATCTATCTACATAAACAGGTTAACAACTAATATGAACCCGTTCGTTAAGTTGTCTTGGGTATTACCAACGTTCGATTTAAGTTCTGATACACCATTAGAAGATTTGACACATGGACATTGGCAATTGACTAAGACAATTTACAAGACTCTTAATGTTATTTGGGATGGTGGGTCGGATAAGTTATTTTTTGCTAAGATTTCGGGGTTTGACAATGCAATCACGGTTGGTTTTTATGAATCTTATCCACAAGCTACGAATGCGGTACTATTCGAGTATTTGGGTAGTGGTGTTTCTAATGGTGGTGTATCAAACGTGTCTTCTAAATTAATATCTAACGGGTCTAGTATAGGTGCTATTAACTTTGTCTCATACACAAATAATCTAGGTTGGAGACAAGTTAAAGCGATTGACCTAACTGTTGCTAAAAATAAGGTCGTTTTCAGTGAAGTTGTTCAAAAACCTATATGTTACGGTACACCCGACAGCATTAATTACGTTGGAACGGAAGGTATAGCACAACCAACTGTCGATATGGCAGGAGTTGTGTGTTTATAACCATAATAACGAATGGTACATACATTAATAATTTTTTAATCTTTACAAACTAATAAAATATGGCCTTAGTACAGCAAATAACAGCAGTTAAGTTCGGGGAAATTGGTCAAATTGGTCAGACTCCAAACTTTCAAGACTTCACGCAAGCACAACTCGACTCAGATGGCTTCGCACAGATTGTTCAACGTTACACAGACTTCAATAGAGTTGATTTGTTCGCTACTTTTAATACAGATGCTGATGGCAAAGTTGAATTGGTCAGTCGGACCAATATTGAAGTGGCACTTTATATGGATAGTATTTTTGATACAATCGGTAAAACAGTTAATTCTAAGGTTTTTATCACGAACGTTGAGTTTGGGGATGAAGCTTTGTCATTGGTTATCAATAAAGATTCCAAGTATGTTGATCGTACTACTACGGTTCGAGTGTATTGGACATCTAAAGTTCAAGTATTTTAATAAAATAATTAACCGACCGCCCGATTTAATTATCGGGCGGTTAAAATAATATACATGAAAGCATTTGAAACAGCATTTTCGGCATTGGCAGGTATTGGTTTGCCTGTAATGAATATGTTTAGCAACGCAACTAAAACAGCAGCTAGATTTATACCGTTTAGTGGCAACGGTTTAGGGTTTCCCTCTGATAATTCGTATCCACAAGTACTTGCAAAAATGGCAGCAAACACTTCTACACACGGCTCTGCATTGAATAAGAAAGCTCTTTTTACTTATGGTCAAGGTTTTGATTATACCGAAATGAGTGTTGGTTTGGCAGATAGTTTTAAAAACGTAAATGAAGACAACGAAAATTTAAATGATATTTTGAGTAAAGTTTCTAAAGATTATAGTACGTTTGGAGGGTTTTGCATGAAAGTTAGTTGGTCTCACGGCAAGAAAATTGTAGCTATGGAACACGTTCCGTTTAAAACTGTTAGATTGAGTGTTCCTGATTCTGATGGTAAAATACGGTCTTATGTCGTAGCCAATGATTGGGAGCAGAAAATGCACGATAACTTGAGGTTTGAATATGTAATAAACAAGTTCGACCCAACTATGATTAGCGGAGAAGCACCAATTAAAGTAGATGGAGAATATAGAACGGATGGAGTAACAGAAGCTAACTCAGAGCAATTGATTTACTTCAAAGACTATTGTCCTGCTTCTGATGGTTTTTATCCTTTGCCTGATTATGTAAGTGCATTGGATTCTATTTTTACTGAAATAGAAATAGGTATATCAATGCTAATGGGTATTAAGAATGGGTTGAATGGGGCTTATTTGATTAGTACTGACGGCACTACTTTGGATGATAAATCAAAACAGGATATTATAGATTCTTTATCTAGTTTGGCTACAGGTGCTGAGAATACAGGTGGTATTGTTTTGTTACCTAATGAAGTTACCGTCCATGCCTTGGATGCTATCCCTGCTGATACGTTTTTAGCAATCAACCCTGAGATTAGGCAGCGAATAATCACAGCACATGGAATACCTGCCATTCTGTTAGAATACTCCCAAAGCGGAGGTTTTAATGACCGTGCATCTGAAATGGAGGTCGCTATCAGACAGTTCCAACAGACGGCAATTAAAGGCTATCAGAATTCAATCGTCAGAGTGTTCAATTCAATCCTTGGTTGGTATACAGATGAAGATGTTGTTTTAGCTATTATGCCATTTTTACCTAACGAAGAAGCTTCTGAGACAACAGTTGAAATTAAAGATGAAGCTTCGATTGAAGTTTAATTAAAACTAAAATAAAATAAAATATTATGACAAATACAGTAATGGATGCCAAGAGGAATGAGTTTTTGTTTATTACGGAAGTTATGCTAAAAACCACGACTCCAATAAGCGCAAACAAAGTCCAAACATCTTTAATAAACTACATAACTTTAGCGCAAGATATGTACATCAAGCAAACTTTAGGTAGGGACTTATATGCCCTTATGAGGGACGAATGGATAGCATCTACGTACAACACTAGTCTTTTGCCTGATGGAACTTACGTAGACCCAAGTTCAACACCTAATGCCAACCCACCAATTGTTGCAGGGGATACTACAAATTATCTTCAATTATACAACGAAATACTTAAACCATTGATTTGGTATTCTTATGTGTTGGCATTGCCTCATATCGCAATTAAAGTTGAAGAAACAGGGGTTATGCTTAATAGCACGGACTACTCAGAGAGTTCAGGTATGGTTGGGTTGAATAAGTTGGAGCGAGAAGGTAAAGGAGCGGCACAAGTTTACATGGAGGATCTGAAACACTATATTTATACAACGTTTACGTGCAAAGAGGTTAGCGATGCCGTTGATGTGGGAGGTGCTTCTATTGGAATTTTCGTTCCAAGGCGAAGGCATCACAAGAGAAGACCTTTTTAGTACATATATATATATATAACACATTAAATAATCTAAAAAAACACCGTTAAATGGTAGAAATAATTAAAACTGTGTTGACTTTTGGCGGAACAGTAGGTGGTGGTGCTGCTATTGCTGCTGCTTTAAAGTACTTCAAAGACAAAAGGCTCGATAAAACAACAGGTTCACAAACGGTTCTTGAAGAATACAAGGAGCTTTATACTAAGTCAGAAGCTCGTATTGCGGAATTGGAAACAAAATACGAAGATATTGCTTCTATGTTAGGCGACTCTAGGGGAGAAGTTGCTGAGTTAAAAAACAAACTCATGTTAATGGATGCTTCACATGGGGAATTGCCTATCCCTTATTGGTTCAAAGATAACAACCTTAAAGTGGTCAATTTTAATTCACATTTCGAGAACTACTTCTTACAACCATTTGGCTTGAGAGCTAGTGATTGTAGGAATAAGACTGAAGCTGAATTCTATGCTTCTATTGAAGGTGGGTTTTGTGATACAATTTCAGATAGATATGTCTTGAACAATTCGATGCCTGTTTTTATTGTTGAGCAGTTTACTGAAAAAGATGGGACAGTCGTGTATTTGTATTTGTCTAAATTCCCTAGATATGTTGGGAATGTCGTTGTTGGTGTGTCGGGGATTCTTTTGGGTGCTTTTAAAGAATCCTTCCATACTGAGCATCTTTATATCAATTGGAGGGGTTAGTTGAAATTGTAGACACTTTGAGCGTTTTTATTAGTAATGTTAACCCCGAAGTGTCTACATTC